GCTAATTCACCAGCTGCCCGCGCAATAGCACTAGCAGGTGCTGAAATTACACCATCACCATATTCATCTTTCTTAGCTTGAAGTGCAAGACCAACTGTAGGACCAGAGATCTCTACATTCTCACACCAAGCGTAACAGGATATATTGACACTTGCTGTTGTAACACCATTAGCATTAAGCAAAGGTACAACACTTTCCACTTGTAAGCGACCCATATCTAGTAAATCTTGATTAGAAGTCAAATCAAGCCACTCCTTATGCCATAAAAATGGTAAAGTCATAGTAGCTCCCTGATTATTCTGAGGATATAACCAAACATGTGGTCGCTGAGATTTAAGCACATAATCCCACGATTGAGCTGCTCCAGACACCCTAATAGGGGCTGGATCATAATTAATCATAGGACGATATGAAACAAGAGCAGATCCATAGAAAAATGGAGAAGCATTTATAACAAATTTTAATTTTAAATTTCCACGAAATAGATAATAATTATCTATTTTCTTCTTAATTGACGTTTTGTTAAAATACATTTGCCAAGGATCAATACCGAGTGACATTACGCTACCCATACTCCAAGTTAAAGAAGAAATCAAAACAGGTCGTGATAGAAAATTTTTCAAATCAGACTCTGAATAAGTAAAAGTCTCTTCAATAGGAGCAGTAGTCATGTCCACTTTATTGCCAATTTCAGCATCGTGAAAGGATACAATAGTGTCTTGTGATTCTTTATTATCTGTATCGTAAGATACTTGTTCGGATTGAATCTGCCAATCACAAGCCAGATCTCTTTGGGCAAGAGATACGCCATACTTATTGTTCTTTTTGTTAAGTGAATATAAAACTAGTGATTCCACTTCAAATTCACTAGAGTTTGGAAAATATTTTGAGTAACACCTATATGTTAAATATAATTCTCATCTCTAATCTAAATAGATTATTTGGGATACGCCCAGGTGTTCTTCAATTAACGCCCACACTCTTGAAAATGATTATTTTCCAGATAAAATCTTCAAGCAGTAAATGCAGTTAATTGGATATCTAATGGTTTATATGGATGTGATATCAGACACCCAAAGTCACTTTTAGTGACCAAGTTTTTCCGAACGTTCAATGAAGTCTTCAATTAAAGAGTCATAAGTTGGAAACACAGCTTCGTGAACGTAAGGGTGTAGATCTAATTTATCTACAACAAGTTTGAGTAAATCACTTTTCTCTTCATAGACTTGACGTCCATAAAAGAAATATTCTCGCATTGCAGAAGTGATAACATCAACAGCTTGATTTTCTTTACTAATTGCCTTAGAACGCGTCCAGGTCATTAATGATTTTTCTATGGATTCATGCTCAAGAGGAGCTAGATAACAATTAAGTTCATCATTAAAGACCCAACTACGTTTCAGAAAAGTAACGCTTTCTATAGATATATACGGAACACTTTCAGCCGTTTTATCAGCCATAGTATAACCTATACCTATAGATTTTAAAGCCTTTTGGATCGTAGTATGATTAAAGAATGGAGCTTTCACTCGATCAACACTACCAGCATTATCGTCACCATACGTTCCAAGAGCGACGTTATCATTAAAAGTTAAACATTCCCTTGCGGGATTAACAACATGATAAGCATATCGCATATACAGAGAATTGACTATGGAATTAATTATAACAGTGAGTGGATGGCCCGAGGGCATAGATGATAAAAACATAACGAGATCACCATTAAACTCGTAAAGAGCAAAAGCGGTGTCTATTCCAATCATCCAAATCACTTTCAGATCCAAGTCCGAATAATTACCAGACAATTCTGCCACAACAATTAAAACTCTGAAGGCAAAGAGAATAACGACAGGGGACATGCCCTTATCGTAATTCTCATAATCGCCTGCAAACATATTATCTTTACCATGCTTGGTAATATGATT